AAAACAGTCGACAGACTATAAATGGAGGTATATCTCATGGAAGAAAATAAACTTAAGTTTAATTTGCAATTTTTTGCAGACCAATCAGATGATCCGGACGAACCAGGCGGAGATGGTAAAAAAGGGAATCCTGATAAGAAAGAAAATGACGAAGGTACTGAAATAACCTTCACGCCAGAGCAACAAAAGAAAGTTGATGAAATACTTGAACGTCGTGTAGCCCACGAAAAGAAAAAAGCTGATGAGTACGCAAAAGAAAAAGCAGCAGAAGCTGCTAAAGAAGCTGCTAAATTAGCGAAAATGAACAAGGATCAAAAAGATGAATATGAACGCGAACAAATGGAAAAAGAGCTGGAACAATTACGTTCAGAAAAACAATTAAACGAAATGCGTTCAGAAGCACGAAAAATGTTGAGTGAAGCGGAAGTTGATTCATCAGATGAGGTTGTCAATTTGGTTGTAACTGACACTGCTGAACAAACCAAATCGAACGTTGAAGCTTTTTCTAATGCAGTAAAAAAAGCGGTTAATGAAGCGGTTAAGGTTAACGCTAGACAATCGCCATTGACTGGTGGAGATTCATTTAATCACTCGACTAAAAATAAACCGCAAAACTTAGCTGAAATAGCTAGACAAAAAAGAATTATTAAAAATTAACGGAGGCATTTAAATGGAACAAACACAAAAATTAAAATTAAATTTGCAACATTTTGCAAGTAACAATGTTAAACCACAAGTATTTAACCCTGACAATGTAATGATGCATGAAAAGAAAGATGGCACGTTGTTAAACGACTTTACAACACCTATCTTACAAGAGGTTATGGAAAACTCTAAAATCATGCAATTAGGTAAGTACGAACCAATGGAAGGTACTGAGAAGAAGTTTACTTTTTGGGCTGATAAACCAGGTGCTTACTGGGTAGGTGAAGGTCAAAAAATCGAAACGTCTAAGGCTACTTGGGTTAATGCTACAATGAGAGCGTTTAAATTAGGGGTTATCTTACCTGTAACAAAAGAATTCTTGAATTACACTTATTCACAATTCTTTGAAGAGATGAAACCTATGATTGCTGAAGCTTTCTATAAAAAGTTTGATGAAGCGGGTATTTTGAATCAAGGTAACAATCCATTCGGTAAATCAATTGCGCAATCAATTGAAAAAACTAATAAGGTTATTAAAGGTGACTTCACACAAGATAACATTATTGATTTAGAGGCATTACTTGAAGATGACGAATTAGAAGCAAATGCGTTTATCTCAAAAACACAAAACAGAAGCTTGTTACGTAAAATTGTAGATCCTGAAACGAAAGAACGTATTTATGACCGTAACAGTGATACGTTAGATGGTCTACCTGTGGTTAACCTTAAATCAAGCAACTTAAAACGTGGTGAGTTAATCACTGGTGATTTCGATAAGTTGATTTACGGTATCCCTCAATTAATTGAATACAAAATCGATGAAACTGCACAATTATCTACAGTTAAAAACGAAGATGGAACACCTGTAAACTTGTTTGAACAAGACATGGTGGCATTACGTGCAACTATGCATGTAGCATTGCATATCGCTGATGATAAAGCGTTTGCTAAGTTAGTTCCTGCTGATGCAAAACCATCTTCAAATCCAGGAGAAGTTTAATAAATAATTAGGAGTGGTAACATGCCCGAAATCATTGGAATTGTTAAAGTAGATTTTACAGATTTAGAAGATAACAGACATGTCTATATGAAAGGGCATGTCTACCCTCGCAAAGGTTATGATCCTACAGATGAACGTATCAAAGCTTTAGCTAGTGTTGAAAATAAACGCAACGAACAAATGATTTACATTGTAAATGACAAATTAACCAAAAAAGAACTTGTCGAAATAGCAAGTGTTGCTGGCTTACAAGTTGATGAAAAACAAACAAAAGCTGAAATTATCAACACTTTTGAGTCGCTAGAGTAGGTGGTTATATGACTACGCTAGCTGATGTAAAAAAACGTATTGGCCTTAAAGATGAAAAGCAAGATGAACAATTAGAGGAAATTATAAAAAGTTGTGAAAGCCAGTTGTTATCAATGTTACCTATTGAAGTTGAACAAATACCGGAAAGGTTTAGTTACATGATTAAAGAAGTTGCAGTTAAACGCTACAACAGGATTGGTGCTGAAGGTATGACATCAGAAGCGGTTGACGGACGTAGCAATGCGTATGAATTGAACGATTTCAAGGAGTATGAAGCTATTATTGATAATTACTTTAATGCTAGAACGAGAACTAAAAAAGGAAGGGCTGTGTTCTTTTGAGATATGAAGATAGAGTTATTTTTCAATTAGAACAAGTAGCAACTTACAATCCTAAAACTAGCAAAAAAGAAAACACACTAATCACTTATGATGCGATACCATGCAATATTAACCCCATTTCTAGAGCAAGAAAGCAACTTGAATTTGGTGATGTAAAAAACGATGTAAGTGTTCTGAGGATAAAAGAATCAATATCTTACCCTGTTAGCCACGTGTTGGTTAATGGCATTCGCTACAAGATAGTTGATACAAGGATATACAGACACGAAACGTCATATTATATCGAAGAGGTCAATTGATGAATATAGATGGATTAGACGCACTGTTAAACCAATTTCACGATATGAAAACCAACATTGATGATGATGTTGATGATATTTTACAGGAAAACGCCAAAGAATATGTAGTACGAGCTAAATTGAAAGCTAGAGAAGTAATGAATAAGGGTTATTGGACTGGTAATTTATCACGCAATATCAGATATAAAAAAACTGGCGATTTGCAATACACTATCACATCGCATGCAGCTTATAGTGGTTTCTTAGAGTTTGGTACTCGATACATGGAGGCAGAACCTTTTATGTGGCCAGTATATGAGGTAATAAGAAAATCAACTGTAGAAGAATTGAAAGCGTTGTTTGAATAGGAGATAAAAGCATGACACCGAACTTACAACTTTATAATAAAGCGTATGAAATGCTACAAGGATATGGATTCCCTGTTATTTCTCGTAAAGAGATGCAACAAGAGATTCCGTATCCTTTTTTTGTAATAAAAATGCCGGAGTCAAACAGAAGTAAATACACGTTTGATAGTTATTCTGGTGACACGAATTTAGTTATTGATATTTGGAGTGTAAGTGATGATTTAGGACATCATGACGGACTTGTTAAAAGATGTATTGATGATTTAACACCTAGCGTTAAAACAAACGATTATGACTTTGAAGAAGATGATACTAACATCACACAGTTAGTTGATGATACTACCAATCAAGAATTGATACACACATCAGTAACGATATCTTACAAAACATTTTAAAAAACGGAGGAATATTGAATGGCAAATATGAAAAATAGTAATGATCGTATTATTTTATTTAGAAAAGCTGGCGAAAAAGTAGATGCTACTAAAATGCTTTTTTTAACTGAATACGGCTTATCACATGAAGCTGATACAGATACAGAGGATACAATGGACGGTTCTTATAACACTGGTGGTTCTGTTGAGTCAACAATGTCTGGTACTGCTAAAATGTTTTATGGTGACGATTTTGCAGATGAAATTGAAGATGCAGTTGTAGATCGCGTATTGTATGAGGCTTGGGAAGTTGAAAGTAGAATACCAGGCAAAAATGGAGATGCCACTAAATTTAAAGCGAAATATTTCCAAGGTTTCCACAATAAATTTGAATTAAAAGCAGAAGCTAACGGTATTGATGAATATGAATATGAATATGGAGTGAATGGTCGTTTCCAACGTGGATTTGCAACACTACCTGAGGCTGTAACAAAGAAACTTAAGGCGACTGGATACAGATTCCATGACACTACAAAAGCAGATGCGTTAACTGGCGAAGATTTAACAGCAATTCCACAACCTAAGGTAGATTCATCAACGGTTACACCAGGAGAGGTATAAAAATAGGGCGTTAAGCCCTATTTATTTTGTTTAAATTAATCATGAATGGAGATTTTAAGTTATGAATGTAGAAATTAACGGAAAGTCATTAGAATTAAGTTTTGGTTTTAAATTTTTAAGAGAAATCGATAACCGATTAGGTTTAAAAGTTGAACAAGCTTCTATCGGTCAAGGTGTATCAATGTTGCCTGTAGGTTTAGAAAGTGGAAATCCGGTTGTGATTGGCGAAGTTTTAATCGCAGCTACATCTCACTTAAAAAAACAAGCAATTACTATTAATAACATTGATGAAGCATTAGATGAAATCGCAGAAAATATCGGACTAGAAGAATTCGGTTCGGATATTTTAACGGAGTTGGGAAAGCGACCTATGACCCGAAACCTAGTCGAAGTAGTGGAAGCGGAAGAGAAACCAGCGGAAGCGTAATAGCTTACGACAGAATCGTTATAACTTGTATGTCAACACTTGGTATTACAGATTTGAACGTTATTGAGCAAATGACATTAACAGAATATAACTATCGAATGTATGCGAAAGAGTATGAAATGCTAACCCAAGAATTCGAACGTTACAAACTTGCGTTTGCTATTCGTGATGCTGCAGCTACTAAAAATGTTGGGACAGAAAATAAACCTAAAGAGGAATATGTTTTTAACAATGCAAACGACGTATTGCCTTATGAAGAAAATATCCAACGGCTTAACGAAGGTAAAGATATAAGATTTAGCAGCGAACGTGATGAATACGAACCACAAAATAATGAATTCTTTAAAGTTATAGCAGAATTTAATAAGCAATAGAAAGAGAGGTGTTAATGTGACGGAATATAAAATTAAAGCGACTATTGAAGCTAGTGTAGCCAAATTCAAAAGGCAAATTGATAGTGCGGTTAAGTCTGTGCAAAGATTTAAACGAGTAGCAGATCAAACTAAAGATGTTGAATTAAACGCTAACGATAAAAAATTACAAAAAACTATCAAGGTTGCTAAAAAGTCTTTAGATGCCTTTAGCAACAAAAATGTAAAAGCTAAATTAGATGCTAGTATACAAGACTTACAACAAAAGATATTAGAATCAAATTTTGAACTAGACAAACTTAACTCCAAAGAAGCTAGCCCTGAGGTTAAACTACAAAAACAAAAGTTAACTAAAGATATCGCTGAAGCAGAAAATAAGTTATCAGAACTAGAAAAGAAACGTGTCAATATTGACGTCAATGCTGATAACAGTAAATTCAATCGAGTGTTAAAAGTATCTAAAGCTAGTCTTGAAGCTTTAAATAGGTCTAAAGCCAAAGCTATTTTAGATGTAGACAACAGTGTTGCTAATTCTAAAATCAAACGTACTAAAGAAGAGCTTAAAAGTATTCCAAATAAAACTAGATCTCGACTTGATGTAGATACAAGGCTTTCTATACCAACTATTTATGCGTTTAAAAAATCATTAGACGCATTGCCAAACAAAAAAACAACAAAGGTAGATGTCGATACTAATGGTTTAAAGAAAGTTTATGCCTACATAATAAAAGCAAACGACAATTTCCAAAGACAGATGGGGAATTTAGCTAATATGTTCCGTGTGTTCGGTACTGTAGGTTCTAATATGGTTGGTGGATTACTAACTTCATCTTTTAGCATTTTAATACCTGTAATAGCGAGCGTAGTACCTGTAGTGTTTGCACTATTAAACGCTATCAAAGTGTTAACTGGTGGTGTACTTGCTTTAGGTGGTGCGGTAGCAATAGCCGGCGCTGGCTTTGTAGCATTTGGCGCAATGGCTATCAGCGCTATAAAGATGCTTAATGATGGCACTTTACAAGCTAGCTCAGCAACAAACGAATACAAAAAAGCGTTAGATGGCGTAAAGTCAGCATGGACTGATATTATAAAGCAAAATCAATCCGCTATCTTCACAACTCTTGCAAATGGTTTAAATACTGTTAAAACTGCAATGCAGAGCTTACAACCATTTTTTAGTGGTATTTCAAGAGGAATGGAAGAAGCGTCTCAAAGCGTGCTTAAATGGGCTGAAAATAGCAGTGTAGCTTCAAGATTCTTTAATATGATGAATACAACGGGTGTTTCGGTATTTAACAAGCTATTAAGTGCTGCAGGCGGTTTTGGTGACGGATTAGTCAATGTATTCACGCAATTAGCACCACTGTTTCAATGGTCGGCTGATTGGTTAGACAGATTAGGTCAATCGTTCTCTAATTGGGCTAATAGTGCAGCTGGAGAAAATTCGATAACTCGTTTTATTGAATACACAAAAACAAATTTACCTATCATTGGCAATATTTTTAAAAATGTTTTTGCTGGAATTAACAATTTGATGAATGCATTTAGTGGGTCATCAACTGGAATCTTCCAGTCTCTCGAACAGATGACGGCTAAGTTTAGAGAATGGTCTGAACAAGTCGGGCAATCTCAAGGTTTTAAAGATTTTGTCAGCTATATACAAACTAATGGACCACTAATAATGCAATTAATTGGGAACATTGCAAGAGGATTAGTTGCATTCGCAACAGCGATGGCTCCTATAGCTAGTGCAGTATTACGCGTTGCAGTTGCAATAACTGGTTGGATAGCTAACTTGTTTGAGGCGCATCCAGCTACAGCACAATTAGTTGGTGTCATTATAACTTTAGTTGGTGCATTTAGATTTTTAATTGCTCCAATATTAGCGGTAATGGACTTTTTAGGACCATTAGCAGCAAGATTGGTTGCATTAGTAACTAAGTTTGGTTGGGCTAAAACAGGAACTTTAGTATTAAGTAAGGCAATGACATCGTTAAAAGGTCCAATAAAATTAGTTACAGCTATATTCCAATTGTTATTCGGTAAGATTGGATTAATTAGAAATGCTATCACAGGACTAGTAACTGTGTTTGGTATTTTAGGCGGTCCAATAACAATAGTAATTGGTGTAATTGCTGCATTAATAGCTATATTCGTTTTATTGTGGAATAAAAATGAAGGATTCAGAAACTTTATTATAAATGCTTGGAATGCGATAAAAACGTTTATGGTTAATGTTTGGAATGTATTAAAAGCTGTAGCTTCGGTTGTATGGAATGCTATTTTAACAGCTATCACTACAGCAGTATCGAATGTTTACAATTTTATAATGATTGTTTGGAATCAAATAGTCGCTTATTTACAAGGGCTATGGAATGGAATTATCGCTATTGCAACAACAGTATGGAACCTTTTAGTTACAATCATTACAACTGTTTTTACGACGATAATGACAATAGTTATGACGATATGGACAGCTATTTGGACGTTCTTAAGTACAATCTGGAATACGATAATTACAATCGCTACAACGATTTGGAATTTGTTGGTCACTGTAATAACTACAGTATTTACCACAATTATGACTATCGCAATGACAATTTGGAACGCTATTTGGACGTTCTTACAAACGTTGTGGAACACTATAGTTACTGTGGCAACTAAGGTTTGGAACGCTATCACTACAGCTATATCTACTGCGTTACAAGCGGCATGGAGTTTTATTTCTAATATATGGAATACGATTTGGAGTTTCTTATCTGGTATATTAACGACAATTTGGAATAAAGTTGTAAGCATATTCACACAAGTTGTTTCAACTATATCAGACAAAATGTCTCAAGCTTGGAACTTCATTGTCACTAAAGGTATGCAATGGGTATCTACTATAACAAGTACGCTAATTAACTTTGTTAATAGAGTTATTCAAGGATTCGTTAATGTTGTAAACAAAGTTAGTCAAGGTATGACAAATGCAGTAAATAAAATAAAAAGCTTTATAGGAGATTTTGTGTCTGCAGGTGCTGATATGATCCGTGGTTTAATTAGAGGTATTGGACAAATGGCTGGTCAATTAGTAGATGCAGCTAAAAATGTTGCTAAGAAAGCTTTAGATGCAGCTAAAAGTGCTTTGGGTATTCACTCACCTTCACGTGAATTCATGGATGTTGGTATGTATTCAATGCTAGGTTTCGTTAAAGGTATAGATAATCATTCAAGTAAAGTTATCCGTAATGTTTCTAATGTTGCAGATAAAGTAGTTGATGCATTTCAACCTACATTAAACGCACCTGACATTTCTAGTATTACAGGAAACTTAAGTAATTTAGGTGGAAATATAAATGCGCAAGTACAACACACACATTCTATTGAAACATCACCGAACATGAAAACTGTTAAAGTTGAATTCGATGTCAATAACGATGCGCTTACTAGTATTGTTAACGGCAGAAATGCTAAACGCAATTCTGAGTATTACTTATAAAGGAGGTTACAAATGGACATAGAATTAACAAAAAAAGATGGTACTGTAATCAAATTAAGTGAATACGGGTTTATCGTTAACGATATAGTAATTGATAGCATGCAAATCAACACAAAGTATCAAGACAAAGAAAATATGAACGGTCGTATATTAATGGGGAGCAATTATATCAGTAGAGATATAGTTGTTCCTTGTTTTTGTAAAGTTAAAAATCGTTCAGACATTGCTTATATGCGAGATATGTTGTATTCGTTAACGACAGACATAGAACCTATGTATTTGCGAGAAATCAGAAGAAAAGAAGAGTTGAATTACAGGTTTACTCAACCAACTTCTGATGATTACGTGAAATTAGATAAAAACAACTTCCCGGATTACGAATATTCAAGACACGATCAACAAATTTATGTAAATGGTAAACAGTATAAAGTTATTTTTAACGGAGTTATAAACCCTAAACAAAAAGGTAATAAAGTTTCTTTTGAACTAAAATTCGAAACTACAGAATTACCATACGGTGAAAGTATTGGAACAAGCCTAGAGTTAGAAGAAAACAAAAAGGTTGGATTGTGGTCGTTTGATTTTAATATTGATTGGCATGCAGGCGGAGACAAAAGAAAGTATACATTTGAAAATTTGAGCAAAGGTACAGTTTATTATCACGGTAGTGCTCCTAACGACCAATTCAACATGTATAAAAAGATAACAATTATTTTAGGCGAAGATACAGAATCGTTTGTATGGAATTTAACGCATGCTGAAATAATGAAAATCGAAGGGATCAAACTAAAAGCTGGAGACAGAATTGTTTATGATAGCTTCCGAGTTTATAAAAACGGTGTTGAAATAAGTACCGAAACGAATATAGCCCAACCAAAATTTAAATACGGAGCTAATAAATTTGAGTTTAATCAAACGGTACAAAAAGTTCAGTTTGATTTGAAATTTTATTATAAGTAGGTGTCAGAATGACAATAACTATTAAACCACCTAAAGGTAATGGCGCACCTGTACCAGTAGAAACAACTTTAGTAAAAAAAGTTAATGCTGACGGTGTATTAACTTTTGATATTCTAGAAAATAAATATACTTATGAAGTTATTAACGCTATAGGGAAAAGATGGATTGTTAGTCATGTCGAAGGTGAAAACGACAAGAAAGAATATGTAATAACTGTCATTGATAGGAAATCAGAAGGCGACAGACAACTGGTTGAATGTACTGCTAGAGAGATTCCTATAGACAAGTTAATGATTGATAGGATTTATGTTAATGTAACAGGATCTTTTACAGTAGAAAGATATTTTAACATTGTGTTTCAAGGTACTGGAATGCTTTTTGAAGTCGAAGGTAAGGTTAAGTCTTCGAAGTTTGAAAATGGTGGTGAAGGCGACACAAGGTTAGAAATGTTTAAAAAGGGGTTAGAACATTTCGGTTTAGAATATAAAATAACGTATGACAAAAAGAAAGACAGATATAAGTTTGTATTGACGCCTTTTGCAAATCAAAAAGCGTCTTATTTTATTTCTGATGAAGTCAACGCCAACGCTATAAAACTCGAGGAAGATGCAAGTGATTTCGCCACCTTCATTAGAGGATATGGTAATTATTCAGGAGAAGAAACATTCGAACACGCTGGGCTCGTAATGGAAGCTAGAAGTGCATTAGCTGAAATATACGGCGACATCCACGCAGAACCATTTAAAGATGGTAAAGTGACTGACCAAGAAACTATGGATAAAGAATTACAATCGAGATTGAAAAAGTCGTTAAAACAATCTTTGTCTTTAGATTTTTTGGTCTTAAGAGAATCATATCCAGAAGCAGACCCACAACCCGGAGACATAGTACAAATAAAATCTACCAAACTAGGTTTGAATGATTTAGTCCGTATAGTACAAGTTAAAACGATTAGGGGTATAAACAATGTAATTGTTAAGCAAGATGTAACGCTTGGTGAGTTTAATCGAGAACAACGATATATGAAGAAAGTAAATACTGCTGCTAATTATGTTTCTGGATTAAACGATGTTAACCTTTCTAATCCTAGTAAAGCGGCAGAAAACTTAAAATCTAAAGTTGCATCGATAGCTAAATCCACACTTGATTTAATGAGTAGAACTGATCTAATTGAAGACAAACAACAGAAAGTAAGCTCTAAAACTGTGACTACATCTGACGGCACTATCGTTCACGATTTTATAGATAAATCAAACATTAAAGATGTAAAAACAATTGGAACGATTGGTGATTCTGTAGCTAGAGGGTCGCACGCAAAAACTAATTTCACAGAAATGTTAGGCAAGAAATTGAAAGCCAAAACGACCAACCTTGCAAGAGGTGGCGCTACAATGGCAACAGTTCCAATAGGTAAAGAAGCGGTAGAAAACAGCATTTATAGACAAGCAGAGCAAATAAGAGGAGACCTAATCATATTACAAGGTACAGATGATGACTGGTTACATGGTTATTGGGCAGGTGTACCGATAGGCACTGATAAAACGGATACAAAAACGTTTTACGGTGCCTTTTGTTCTGCAATTGAAGTTATCCGGAAAAATAATCCGGCTTCAAAAATACTTGTTATGACAGCTACTAGACAATGTCCTATGAGTGGCACAACGATACGTCGTAAAGATACGGATAAAAACAAACTAGGGTTAACGTTAGAGGATTATGTCAATGCTCAGATATTGGCTTGTAGTGAATTGGATGTACCAGTATATGATGCCTATCATACAGATTATTTTAAGCCATATAATCCAGCGTTCAGAAAATCAAGTATGCCAGACGGATTGCATCCGAACGAGAGGGGTCATGAAGTTATTATGTACGAACTTATTAAAAATTATTACCAGTTTTACGGATAGAAAAGGAGGAAGACATGGATAACAAATTAATTACAGACTTAAGTAGAGTTTTCGATTACAGATATGTAGATGAAAATGAGTATAATTTCAAGCTTATTTCAGACATGCTGACTGATTTTAATTTCTCTCTTGAATACCATAGAAATAAAGAGGTATTTGCACATAATGGAGAGCAAATAAAGTATGAGCATTTAAATGTCACAAGTAGCGTCTCTGATTTTTTAACGTATCTAAACGGCCGTTTCAGCAATATGGTACTAGGTCATAACGGCGACGGTATCAACGAAGTAAAAGACGCGCGTGTTGATAATACTGGTTATGATCATAAGACATTGCAAGATCGTTTGTATCATGATTATTCAACACTAGATGCTTTCACTAAAAAGGTTGAGAAAGCTGTAGATGAAAACTATAAAGAATATCGAGCTACAGAATACCGATTCGAACCAAAAGAGCAAGAACCGGAATTCATCACAGATTTATCGCCATATACTAACGCAGTAATGCAATCATTTTGGGTAGACCCTAGAACGAAAATTATTTATATGACGCAAGCTCGTCCAGGTAATCATTACATGTTATCTAGATTGAAGCCCAACGGACAATTTATTGATAGATTGCTTGTTAAAAACGGCGGTCACGGTACACACAATGCGTATAGATACATTGATGGAGAATTATGGATTTATTCAGATGTATTGGACAGTAACAAAAACAACAAGTTTGTACGTTTCCAATATAGAACTGGAGAAATAACTTATGGTAATGAAATGCAAGATGTCATGCCGAATATATTTAACGACAGATATACGTCAGCGATTTATAATCCTATAGAAAATTTAATGATTTTCAGACGTGAATATAAAGCTTCTGAAAGACAAGCTAAGAATTCATTGAATTTCATTGAAGTAAGAAGTGCTGACGATATTGATAAAGGTATAGACAAAGTATTGTATCAAATGGATATACCTATGGAATACACTTCAGATACACAACCTATGCAAGGTATCACTTATGATGCAGGTATCTTATATTGGTATACAGGTGATTCGAATACAGCCAACCCTAACTACTTACAAGGTTTCGATATAAAAACAAAAGAATTGTTATTTAAACGACGTATCGATATAGGCGGTGTGAATAACAACTTTAAAGGAGATTTCCAAGAGGCTGAGGGTCTAGATATGTATTACGATCTAGAAACAGGACGTAAAGCACTTTTAATCGGGGTAACTATTGGACCAGGTAACAACAGACATCACTCAATTTATTCTATCGGCCAAAGAGGTGTTAACCAATTCTTGAAAAACATCGCGCCTCAAGTATCAATGACTGATTCAGGCGGACGTGTTAAACCGTTACCAATACAGAACCCAGCATATCTAAGTGATATTACGGAAGTTGGTCATTACTATATCTATACGCAAGACACACAAAATGCGTTAGATTTCCCGTTACCGAAAGCGTTTAGAGATGCAGGTTGGTTCTTTGATGTACTGCCTGGACACTATAATGGTGCTCTAAGACAAGTACTTACCAGAAACAGCACAGGTAGAAATATGCTTAAATTTGAACGTGTCATTGACATTTTCAATAAGAAAAACAACGGAGCATGGAATTTCTGTCCGCAAAACGCCGGTTATTGGGAACATATCCCTAAGAGTATTACAAAATTATCAGATTTAAAAATCGTTGGTTTAGATTTCTATATCACTACTGAAGAATCAAAACGATTTACTGATTTTCCTAAAGACTTTAAAGGTATTGCAGGTTGGATATTAGAAGTAAAATCGAATACACCAGGTAACACAACACAAGTGCTAAGACGTAATAACTTTGCTTCTGCTCACCAGTTTTTCGTTAGAAACTTTGGTACTGGTGGTAATAGTGGTTGGAGCATAATAGAAGGTAAGGAGGTTGAATAATGGTAGTAGATAATTTTTCAAAAGATGATAACTTAATCGAGTTACAAACAACATCACAATATAATCCGGTTATTGACACAAACATCAGTTTCTATGAATCAGATAGAGGAACTGGTGTTTTAAATTTTGCAGTAACTAAGAATAATAAGCCGTTATCAATCAGCAAACATAATGCGATGACTAGTATTGTGCTTAAGACGGATAACTTCGACGATGAACACGGCGCTTATATTAGTGATGAACTTACAATTGTTGATGCAATTAATGGACGAATGCAATACGTTATCCCAAACGAGTTCTTAAAATACACTGGTCGAGTACATGCGCAAGCATATTTTACTCAAAACGGTAGCAATAACGTAATTGTAGAGCGTCAATTTAACTTCAATATCCAGAATGATCTAATTAGTAATTTTGACAGTAAAACAAAGCTAGTTTATATCAAATCAATTCAGGACTTAACAGAAAGTGTTAAAGAAGAAGTTGAGGACTTAAAGAAAAGTTTGAGTGATACAAAATCGTTGGTTACTGAAATTGATAGTCGTATTAATCAAGGTATTCAAAGATTAGAAATCAAACAAAATGAAGCGGTACAGATGATTACAACAACACAAGACAAAGCCGTTCAATATATAAATAGCGAGTTCCAGAAAATTGTTGATAAAGAGCAAGCGATTTTTGAACGTGTTAACGAAGTTGAACAACAAATCAATGGCGCTGACCTTGTTAAAGGTAATTCAACAACAAATTGGCAAAAGTCTAAACTTACTGATGATTACGGTAAAGCGATCGAATCATCTGAACAGTCAATAGAAGCTGTTTTAAGACACGCTAACTCATCTATGATTATTCATATTACTAATGCAAAAGATGCGCCAGAAAAGGCGGATATAGGCACGTTAGAGAAGCCCGGACAAGATGGTGTTGATGACGGTTCTTCGTTCGATGAATCAACTTATACATCAAGCAAATCTGGTGTGTTAGTTGTTTATGTTGTTGATAATAATACTGCTCGTGCAACATGGTACCCAGATGATTCAAACGATGAGTACACAAAATACAAAATCTACGGCACGTGGTACCCGTTTTATAAAAAGAATGATGGAAACTTAACTAAGCAATTTGTTGAAGAAATATCTAACAACACACTGAATCAAGCTAAACAGTATGTAGATGGTAAGTTACAAAGTATAAGTTGGCAACAACATAAGTTAACAGAACATAACGGTCAATCAATCCAAAAGAACTTATATAACGCCAAAGGTAATTTAGAAGCATTGGGCGCTGGGAATTATTACGTAACAAGTGTGCCTGATTTACCAGGTAGCGTTGAAAGTTATGAGGGTTATTTATCGGTATTCGTTAAAGATGATACAAACAAGCTATTTAACTTCACACCTTATAACTCTAAAAAGATTTACACACGATCAATCACAAACGGCAGACTTGAGCAACAGTGGACAGTTCCTAATGAACATAAATCAACGGTATTGTTCGACGGTGGCGCAAATGGTGTAGGTACAACAATCAATCTAACTGAACCGTACACAAACTATTCTATTTTGTTGGTAAGTGGAACTTATCCAGGTGGCGTTATTGAGGGATTCGGACTAACTGCATTACCTAACGCGATTCAATTGAGTAAAGCGAATGTAGTTGACTCAGACGGCAACGGTGGCGGTATTTATGAGTGCTTACTATCCAAAACAAGTAGCACTACTTTAAGAATAGATAACGATGTGTACTTTGATTTAGGTAAAACATCAGGTTCTGGAGCGAATGCCAACAAAGTTACTATAACTAAAATTATGGGGTGGAAATAATGAAAATCACAGTAAACGATAAAAACGAAGTTATCGGATTCGTTAATACTGGCGGTTTACGCAATAGTTTAGATGTAGATGATAACAATGTGCCTATTAAATTTAAAGAAGAGTTCGAACCTAGAAAGTTTGTTTTCACAAACGGCGAAATTAAATACAATAGCAATTTCGAAAAAGAAGACGTACCGAATGCATCAAACCAACAAAGTGCGTCAGATTTAAGTGATGAGGAACTTCGCGGAATGGTTGCGAGTATGCAAATGCAGGTGGCACAAGTAAACGTATTAACAATGGAATTAGCTCAACAAAACGCTATGTTAACACAACAGTTGACTGAACTGAAAACTAACAAAACAAGTACTGAGGGGGACGTTTAAATAATGAAGATGATTTATCCAACTTTTAAAGACATTAAAACTTTTTATGTTTGGGGTTACTATAAAAACGAGCAAATTAAGTGGTACGTAGACAAGGGTTTAATCGATAAAGAAGAATACGCTTTAATCACTGGAGAAAAATATCCAGAAACAAAAGATGAAAAGTCACAGGTGTAATGCTTGTGGCTTTTTAATTTGAATAAAGTGGGTGGCATAATGTTTGGATTTACCAAACGACATGAACAAGATTGGCGTTTAACGCGATTAGAAGAAAATGATAAGACTATGTTTGAAAAATTCGACAGAATAGAAGATAGTCTTAGAGCGCAAGAAAAGATTTATGACAAATTAGATAGAAATTTTGAAGAATTAAAGCGCGACAAGGTAGAAGATGAAAAGAATAAAGAAAAGAATGCCAAGAATATTAGAGACATAAAAATGTGGATTCTAGGTTTGATAGGGACTATCTTCAGTACGATTGTCATAGCTTTACTAAGAACTGTTTTTGGTATTTAAAGGAGGTGATTACCATGCTTAAAGGGATTTTAGGATATAGCTTCTGGGCGTGCTTCTGGTTTGGTAAATGTAAATAACAGTTAAGAGTCAGTGCTTCGGCACTGGCTTTTTATTTTGATTGAAATGAGGTGCATACATGGGATTACCTAATCCGAAAAATAGAAAGCCCACAGCTAGTGAAGTGGTTGAATGGGCGTTATATATCGCTAAAAACAAAATAGCTATTGATGTACCTGGTTCTGGAATGGGAGCACAATGCTGGGATTTACCTAATTATTTACTCGATAAATATTGGGGATTTAGAACATGGGGAAATGCTGATGCTATGGCTCAGAAATCTAATTATAGAGGTAGAGATTTCAAGATAATTAGAAATACAAAAGACTTTGTACCACAACCAGGCGACTGGGGTGTTTGGACTGGTGGTTGGGCAGGTCATGTGAACATTGTAGTAGGGCCATGCACAAAAGACTATTGGTATGGTGTGGATCAAAACTGGTATACAAATAATGCAACAGGAAGTCCGCCGTATAAAATCAAACACTCTTATCATGATGGACCAGGTGGAGGAGTTAAATATTTTGTTAGACCACCATATCATCCGGAGAAATCTACGCCGGCACCTAAACCAGAAGATGATAGTGATGATAACGAAAAAAATAATAAAAAAGTTCCAATTTGGAAAGATGTAACAACTATAAAGTACACTATTTCTAGCCAAGAGGTTAATTATCCAGAATATATTTATCACTTTATAGTAGAAGGTAATCGACGACTCGAAAAACCTAAAGGAATAATGATTAGAAACGCACAAACGATGAGCTCGGTAGAAAGTTTATATAACAGTAGGAAGAAATACAAACAGGATGTAGAATATCCCCACTTTTATGTTGACAGACATAATATTTGGGCACCTAGAAGAGCTGTATTTGAAGTTCCTAATGAACCTGATTATATAGTTATAGACGTATGTGAAGATTATAGTGCGAGTAAAAATGAATTTATTTTTAATGAGATTCACGCAATGGTTGTAGCTGTAGATATGATGGCCAAATATGAGATACCTCTAAGTATTGAAAATTTAAAAGTAGACGACAGCATTTGGCGTTCGATGTTGGAACATGTTAATTGGAATATGATTGACAACGGTGTTCCCCCTAAAGATAAATACGAAGCATTAGAAAAGGCATTACTTAATATATTTAAAAACAGAGAAAAATTATTAAATTCTATAACTAAACCAACAGTAACAAAATCTAGAATAAAAGTTATGGTAGATAATAAAAACGCTGATATAGCGAATGTAAGAGACTCATCACCAACAGCTAATAATGGCTCGGCATCTAAACAACCGCAGATCATAACAGAAACGAGTCCTTATACATTCAAACAAGCACTGGATAAACAAATGGCAAGAGGTAACCCGAAAAAATCTAATGCTTGGGGTTGGGCTAACGCTACACGAGCACAAACGAGTTCAGCAATGAATGTTAAACGAATATGGGAAAGTAACACGCAGTGCTACCAAATGCTTAATTTAGGCAAGTATCAAGGCGTTTCAGTTAGTTCGCTTAATAAGATACTTAAAGGTAAGGGGACATTGAATAATCAAGGTAAAGCGTTCGCAGAAGCTTGTAAAAAGCACAACATTAATGAAATTTATTTAATCGCGCATGCTTTCTTAGAAAGTGGATATGGAACAAGTAACTTCGCTAACGGAAAAGATGGAGTATACAACTACTTCGGTATTGGCGCTTACGACAACAATCCTAACTACGCAATGACGTTTGCTAGGAATAAAGGTTGGACATCTCCAGCAAAAGCAATCATGGGCGGTGCTAGCTTCGTAAGAAAGGATTACATCAACAAAGGACAGAATACACTGTACAGAATCAGATGGAATCCTAAGAATCCAGCTACGCACCAATACGCTACTGCTATAGAGTGGTGCCAACATCAAGCTAGTACAATCGCTAAGCTATATAAACAAATCGGCTTAAAAGGTATCTACTTTATAAGAGATAAATATAAATAAAGAGGTGTATAAATGTACAAAATAAAAGATGTTGAAACGAGAATAAAAAATGATGGTGTTGACTTAGGTGACATTGGCTGTCGATTTTACACTGAAGATGAAAATACAGCATCTATAAGAATAGGTATCAATGACAAACAAGGTCGTATCGATCTAAAAGCACATGGCTTAACACCTAGATTGCATTTGTTTATGGAAGATGGCTCTATATTCAAAAATGAGCCCCTTATTATGGACGATGTTGTAAAAGGGTTCATTACCTACAAGATACCTAAAAAGGTTATCAAACACGCTGGTTATGTTCGTTGTAAGCTGTTTTTAGAGAAAGAAGAAGAAAAAATACATGTCGCGAACTTTTCTTTCAATATCGTTGATAGTGGCATTGAATCTGCTGTAGCAAAAGAAATCGATGTTAAATTGGTAGATGATGCTATTACGAGAATTTTAAAAGATAACGCGACAGATTTATTGAGCAAAGACTTTAAAGAGAAAATAGATAAAGATGTCATTTCTTACATCGAAAAGAATGAAAGTAGATTTAAAGGTGCGAAAGGTGATAAAGGCGAACCGGGACAACCTGGAGCAAAAGGTGAAGCAGGTAAAAAAGGAGAACAAGGCGCACCCGGTAAAAACGGTACTGTAGTATCAATCAATCCTGACACTAAAATGTGGCAAATTGATGGTAAAGATACAGATATCAAAGCAGAACCTGAGTTATTGGACAAAATCAATATCGCAAATGTTGAAGGGTTAGAAAATAAATTGCAAGAAGTTGAAAAAATCAAAGATACAACTCTCAACGACTCTAAAACGTATACGGATTCAAAAATTGCTGAACTAGTTGATAGCGCGCCTGAATCTATGAATACATTAAGAGAATTAGCAGAAGCAATACAAAACAACTCTATTTCAGAAAGTGTATTGCAACAGATTGGCTCAAAAGTTAGTACAGAAGATTTTGAGGGATTCAAGCAATCATTAAACAGTTTGTATGCAGATAAAAATCATAGTCATACAATCAAACAGATTGAAGGATTAGAAAATGCTTTATCAAAAAAATCAGACATAAATCACAGTCATGATGAACGTTATCTTTTATCATCAAATGCTTTTACAAAAGAGGAAGCAGATAAACTTTATCAACCTATCGGTTCTTCGCAGCCGTCACTGAATATTTGGACAGGCAGTGAAACAGAATATAATTATTTGTATCAAAAAGACCCTAATACACTTTATTTAATTAAGGGGTGATTTTTATGGAAGGTAATTTTAAAAATGTAAAGAAGCTTATTTACGAAGGCGAAGAATATACAAAAGTATATGCTGGAAATATCCAAGTATGGAAAAAGCCTTCGTCTTTTGTAATAAAACCCTTACCTAAAAATAAATATCCGGATAGCATAGAAGAATCAACAGCAAAATGGACAATAAACGGAGTTGAACCTAATAAAAGTTATCAGGTGACAATAGAAAATGTACGTAGCGGTATAATGAGGGTTTCGCAAACTAATTTAGGTTCAAGTGATTTAGGAATATCAGGAGTCAATAGCGGAGTTGCAAGTAAAAATATCAACTTTAGTAATCCTTCAGGGATGTTGTATGTCACTATAAGTGATGTTTATTCAGGATCTCCGACATTGACCATTGAATAATTTTAAACGACTAATTTTTTAGTCGTTTTTTATTTTGGATAAAAGGAGCAAACAAATGGATATTAACTGGAAATTGAGATTCAAAAACAAAGCAGTACTAACTGGTTTAGTTGGAGCATTGTTGTTATTTATCAAGCAAGTCACGGATTTATTCGGATTAGATTTATCTACTCAATTAAATCAAGCTAGCGCAATTATAGGCGCTATCCTCACGTTACTTACAGGTATTGGCGTTATTACTGACCCAACGTCAAAAGGCGTCTCAGATTCATCTATAGCACAGACATATCAAGCGCCTAGAGATAGCAATAAAGAAGAACAACAAGTTACGTGGAAATCATCACAAGACAGCAGTTTAACGCCGGAATTAAGCACGAAAGCACCAAAAGAATATGATACATCACAACCTTTCACAGACGCCTCTAACGATGTTGGCTTTGATGTGAATGAGTATCATCATGGAGGTGGCGACAATGCAAGCAAAATTAACTAAAAAAGAGTTTATAGAGTGGTTGAAAACTTCTGAGGGAAAACAATTCAATGTGGACTTATGGTATGCATTTCAATGCTTTGATTATGCTAATGCTGGTTGGAAAGCTTTGTTTGGATTACTCCTAAAAGGTGTAGGCGCAAAAGATATTCCGTTCGCTAACAACTTCGACGGATTAGCTACTGTATACCAAAATACACCGGACTTCTTAGCACAACCTGGCGACATGGTGGTATTCGGTAGCAACTACGGTGCTGGATATGGTCACGTTGCATGGGTAATTGAAGCAACTTTAGATTACATCATTGTATATGAGCAGAATTGGCTAGGCGGTGGCTGGACTGACGGAATCGAACAACCCGGCTGGGGTTGGGAAAAAGTTACAAGACGACAACATGCTTATGATTTCCCTATGTGGTTTATCCGTCCGAATTTTAAAAGTGAGACAGCGCCACGATCAGTTCAATCTCCTACACAAGCACCTAAAAAAGAAACAGCTAAGCCACAACCTAAAGCAGTAGAACTTAAAATCATCAAAGATGTGGTTAAAGGTTATGACCTACCTAAGCGTGGTAGTAACCCTAAAGGTATAGTTATACACAACGACGCAGGGAGCAAAGGGGCGACTGCTGAAGCATATCGTAACGGATTAGTAAATGCACCTTTATCAAGATTAGAAGCGGGCATTGCGCATAGTTACGTATCAGGCAACACAGTTTGGCAAGCCTTAGATGAATCACAAGTAGGTTGGCATACCGCTAATCAAATAGGTAATAAATATTATTACGGTATTGAAGTATGTCAATCAATGGGCGCAGATAACGCGACATTCTTAAAAAATGAACAGGCAACTTTCCAAGAATGCGCTAGATTGTTGAAAAAATGGAGATTACCAGCAAACAGAAATACAATCAGATTGCACAATGAATTTACTTCAACATCATGCCCTCATAGAAGTTCGGTTTTACACACTGGTTTTGACCCAGTAACTCGCGGTCTATTGCCAGAAGACAAGCGGTTGCAACTTAAAGACTACTTTATCAAGCAGATTAGGGCGTACATGGATGGTAAAATACCGGTTGCCACTGTCTCTAATGAGTCAAGCGCTTCAAGTAATACGGTTAAACCAGTTGCAAGTGCATGGAAACGTAATAAATATGGTACTTACTACATGGAAGAAAGTGCTAGATTCACAAACGGCAATCAACCAATCACAGTAAGAAAAGTGGGGCCATTCTTATCTTGTCCAGTGGGTTATCAGTTCCAACCTGGTGGATATTGTGATTATACAGAAGTGATGTTACAAGATGGTCATGTTTGGGTAGGATATACATGGGAGGGGCAACGTTATTACTTGCCTATTAGAACATGGAATGGTTCTGCCCCACCTAATCAGATATTAGGTGACTTATGGGGAGAAATCAGTTAGAATGACATAGTCATGTCTATTTAAGCAGGTGCGTTACATACCTGCTTTCTATTTACATTTAAAGATAAAATGTGCTATTATTTTACTAGAACTTTTTAACATTTCTCTCAAGATTTAAATGTAGATAACAGGCAGGTACTACGGTACTTGCCTATTTTTTATGTTATAATGTAATTACATTACCAGTAACCAATCTGGCTTAAAACCACATTTCCGGTAGCCAATCCGGCTATGCAGAGGACTTACTTGCGTAAAGTAGTAAGAAGCTGACTGCATATTTAAACCACCCATACTAGTTGCTGGGTGGTTTTTTTCTAGTAATTTTCAGTTTTGGAGCTGACATCAATGTCAACAACAAATATGTTATAATAAATTTAAATAAGCTATATACAAGGAGGTGGAGATATGGATTACTTAGGTTTAATAAGTAATATGCTAGGGATTGGCGGTGCAGTATATGGTATAGGCTCCTTTCTTTACTATAGAAAAATAAAATTTTATATGTTTATTTCCAAGATTTTTAAATTTAATAAAACAACTGAAATCACATTAAATTACCGGTGTATTAGTGAAAGTAATATAACCCTAAAAAATATAAAAGAAATTTTAAAAAAAGAAAGTTACACTGTTATGAATGCTAACACTAATAACATTATCATTAATATGAATGATTTTATAATTCAATTCAAAAAAGATGATTTTCCTACAGATGAATATGGAGAAAATGCATTTATAAGTATGACTTTAACTAGAACTTATTATAAGCAAGCAAAAAAAGCGATAGATAAATTTATGAATATATGCGAAGACTTCAACACTGTCAACTTAGAAGATAAGGGGACTTATACTTTGAAGGTATTTTACAATAATATTAAAAATCCATATTTGTCCACCTCGACCCATAGAATTAAAGAGGAAAATATAAAAAATATGATTCTTTATGTTGACGCATCGTTTTTAGTAGATGGCTTAAACGAAGAAGTGGTTATAAATAAAAAAAGTTTATCTTATTCAAGCAAAAGTTCAAAAAACATATATAAAATTGCAAATGATTTTATGATTATATAGAGGGAGAGATAAAAGTGCAGTCAATATGGGTATTTGAGTCTGAAAATAATAAAGTAGAAATTAGCAATATAACAGCTACACGTCAGAAGAATTTGAATGGTGTTAATGAAGACTTAACTACAGAATTGTTTGTTAATGAGGATGTCGGAGAATACATTAGATGTAACTTAGTTGTTGATGAACCCAAATCTATACAAGCGAGGGCTTTGGGTAAAAATTTGACTAGTGTTATCTTAAGAAATAGATATGAGGCTTTTTATAGACCGTCTGATGGAAATTTAGTAGTATATGCTAATAAAGATGCGGCTCATATTATAAAAGATGTTTTTGACGAACAATTTAAATTGGGATACAGGGAAAGAACAATTAATTTAGATGAGATTATTAATACGTCTAACAACGTTAGGAAAGCACAATTTAAAAATGTTACTATAGAAACTGTAACTGGTGGAATGTTAAATGGTGATCAGGTTCACAATACTGAACTCTATGGATTAATGGATAGAGCTGGAGACCTTTCTACAGTTGCAGTTGTATATCCGTTTTTAGATAAAGAAATTAGTTTTAGTGTTTCTATATATGGAAGTATAGTTCTTTACACAAATATCACATACGAAGAATGCCTAGAATTAATAAATGATTTGTTTAATTTGTGAATATAAATGGAAATAAGTGAAATGCGTTATAGGTTCAAGTTTCTAATAACCACACAACCAACAAAACCACACCACCTATTAATTTAGGAGTGTGGTTGTTTTAATATGTGAAGCTAAAATAACTACAAATGATACCATTTTTGATACCATTTTGTTGTAAAACAGAAAAAATAAGGAAAATAAAAAAGGCAAAAAACGCATTAAATCAACGTTTATTGTCTCATGAAATTTAAATGTATATAAATTTCACTTCCCATGGGTCATTATGAATTCTTATTTTAGGCTTGTTATTACGCATTTTATAAACTCCTTAATCGTTATTTGATACCGATATGATACCATTTAATCAAATATGTTCATAGCTTGATGTTTTTTATCAGTATATAAATGAGAGTACGTTTGAATTGTTTCTGTAATGTTAGAGTGCCTCATTAATTCCATTAATAAATACATATCTACACCATTATTAATTAAATAGCTTGCGTACGAGTGTCTTAAATGGTGTATTTTTAGATTCGGGAATACAGATTTAAAATGATACGAATAGGTAACGTATCTAATAGGTTCTAACCCCCCGAATATAAAATAGTTTTCGTCAAAATATTTATATCTTTTAGAAGATTCATTATACATGTTTTTAAGCATCTCTCTAATTAATTTTGGTACAGGTATTATCCCTTTAGAATTTTCTTTTTTTAGATTATATTCAATTTCTCTATTACTTAAATTGATTTTCTTATTTACGTCAATTTCGCCTTTTATTTTATCGTAATCTTTCCACTGCAAAGCTAAAGCTTCGCCTATTCTAAGACCAGAATAAAATAACAGTTTAGTTAGCTGACGAGAAGTATCGTTTGTGATTTGTTCTACTTTTTCATCAAATTCTTCACGAGTGATAAATTTAGCTTGTGGTTTTGTTCTGGGAATAGGAGTTACCGATAATGTGGGGTCGTATAAGAGCTTGTAATGCTTTTTGGCGTAATTGATAACTGCTTTAAAACCTGCCCACACAGATCGTGCATAGCCAACAGAAAGACCTGCATCGTTTAACAAATAATTCCTGAAAGCAGTACATTGCGTAGTAGTGATTTTGCCAATAGGGATATTTCCGAACCTTTCTTTTATGTGAGTATTATATTCTGTAGTTCGCTTTTCTATTGAGCGTGCAGAAAGATTTTCATTTTTTAAACGATTAAAAAATATATATTCAAAGGGTTGATTGTCCGAGTATCCATATTTAACATTTTGTATAAATTCGCTTTCGGCTAGTTTGGCATCTTTCTTACGTTCAAACCCACGCTTCATTTTTCGTTTGTTATTACCGTATACATCTTTATATCTAATGGAAAAATACCATTTACCTGTATTATCATCCTTATATACTGGCATTTTGCTTCTCCCTCC